ATCCGTAGCGTTGATCACGTGTCCACCAGCTTCCTGCCGAGCGTCCCCCCGTAACAGCACTATTGTCGCGCTCCGGACCAGGCGCTCCGGCCAAGGCGCGCCCGGGCGGCGGGCGTCAGGAGGGACCTGCCGCCCGGGCGTGCCGTCTCAGGCCGCCGGGGGCGCGGCGGGCGGCTGGTCCTCGGCGGTGCCCTCGCTGATCACGAGGCCGGTCGCGGCCGAGGAAACGACCGTGATCACGTCCGTCGCGGTCAGCGGAGGGGTGACGCTGTTGTCCGCGACAGTCACGGTCGCGGTGCCGTCGGTCCCGGCCACGCACAGGCACGAGTACCCGTCCGCCGACGGGGTGAGCGCGACCACGCCCGGGTTGTCGACAGACCAGGCGAGCTGGTCCGCCGTGACCGGCTGGCCCTTGCTGTCCTGCTCTGCGACCGAGAGCGTGACCTGCTGAATATCGGTGAGCTGCACTGTGGTTCCCTTCATCGTGGTCGGCGTGCCCGGACCGTCCGGGGCAGCCTGGTCGTACGTCATCGAGTCGTGCGTCAGGACCATGACCGCAGGGCCCTCAAGCCAGCGGTAGAAGACGTTCGCCATCGCGGTGACATCCCCGGCCTGCGCGGCCTTCAGGTTCCCGTCGACCGCCATCGCGTCGATGGCGAACCGCAGCGCGGTAACCCGGTTGTCGGCGGTCACTGGACGCCCCCTGGCCCGCCCTGGTGCCCGCTAGCTTCGTTGCGGAACTGGGTCACTGAGCATCACCTCCCTCATGACGACGCTCCGTGCGCCGCTTCCATCCACGCCTTGAACACGGTGCCGACGAACCGGGGATCCTGGCTCATCAGCCCGTCGAGGTCCGCAGGCACCGGGTTGCCGTCGTCGTCCTCGACGTTCCACGACTCGAGCGCGTACGCGAACGTCGCGGCGGCGTGGCGGAGCGCCTGCGGGTCACCCGAGGAGGCCGCGACGGCGATGTCCTGCATCACCGACATGGGCACCGGGCGGACGGTGATCTCAAGGCCCTCGTACTCGCCGGCGAAGTCCAGCTTGAACGGGGCGCGCTTCGGCCGGAAGCCCATTACCCGCCTCCGCTCTCTGGCGCCAGGTCATCGGGCCCGGCGTCCACGTCGTCCACGAGCTCAACCCGCCACGCGGCGATCGTGACCGTTACGCCGGGCATCTCGCCGCGTTTCGGGTGCACGCTGAAGCCGTCAACGGTGGCGTAGTCGAACGGCTCGCCGTCGATGAACAGGCGCGCCGCACGGCCGGTGCCCTCGCGGACGACCCGCAGCGTCTTCGCGATCTTGTACTCGCTCACCGGCTCGCCCTCGTCCCGTAGGTGGCCCTGATGTAGTCCGCGCACCGCTCAACCTGCTCTGCGGGGTTGTAACAGCACCCGCCGAGCAGGAGCGGCACCTCGTCGCTTCCCTCCGGCGCTGTCGCCACGCTGCCGCCCTGCGCGTACCCGGTAAAGGCATGCGGCCCGGCGCTGGACCGGGCGAAGATCACGAGCGGGTCCTCCTCGTCCCCGCAGAAGGCCGCGGGCTTCTGCGGGCTCACTGGCTCGCCCCCGGAAGCCCGCCCGCCATGGGCATGTTCTGCGGCGGCTTCGGCGGCCCCGAGGGGGCGGGCGCCATCTTCGGCGCCCGCGGCGCCTGCGCCGCCGGAACCCCTCCGCCCGGCCTCGCCATCGCCTGCTGCGCGATCGACGTCCCCGCGTGCGCCAGCCCCTGAAGCTGCCCCAGACCCGCCGCTGCCTCCGGGGGCATCCCCGGCGGGGGGTTCCCCGCTAGCTGCTCCGCCCGCTGCGACGCGGTGCTGACGAGCGCCTCGTGCACCTGGTCGACGTCGAGCTGCAGGATGCTCGCCATCCGTTCCGTCAAAAGGTCGAAAACTTGGAGTGGAACATGAAGTACAGGGGCGGCACTGAGCTGGCCGAACATGGTGAGAAGCGCCTGCGCTTGCTCGTCTTGGAGCGGCCCGAATTTAGCCTGCGGGAACGCCGCGTCCGACCCGAAGTTGAGCAGCACCAGCGGCCGGATCACGTCGTAGCTGATCGACTCCGCGATTTCCTTGGCGACACCCTGACGGGATTTCAGGTAGAAGTCGCTCTGGTCCTGGCTCAGCGAGTACGCGCCCTTGCCGCCCGTCGAGGCGCTCGCAAGGCCGAGGAACCCGGCGAGGACGCTGCTGATCGACCAGGACGACAGGAAGGCGAGCGCCTGCTCGAAGAACTCCCCCGCGTTCCCCGCGCTGGGGATCGCCTCGAACGCCTTCTGGCCGTCGATCGGGTGAACCAGGCCGACGACACCGGAACCGCGGAGTTGGGAGATGTCCTCGGCGCGCTGGGTCGCCTCCGGCTGGTCGTTGCCGTAGACGACGAGGCGCTGCAAGGCCATGCCCTCGAGGAAGGTGTACCAGATAAAGAGGAGCTTCATCTGGGTCTGGTGGCACCAGTAGGCAACTTCCATCTCACTGACGCCGGTCAGCGGCTCCCGGTGCTTCCCGTGCGTGTAAACGTACGAGCGGACCTTCGGTATATCGACGTACCCCGGCACCTTCTGGCGGCTATTCAGCGCCAAATTACCGCCGAACAACCACACCTGCTGCCGGAAGCCGTTCGGCTCCCCGGTGCGGTCGTTGTAACGCGCCTGGCAGGTGGACGGGGGGCGGAACGCGATCTTGTTGTAAATGATCAGGCCGTCGGACTCGCGCTGCTTGAAGGTTTTCTCGACCAGTTAAGAAGAAGGCTCTCCGGTAGATTTGACCACTCGTGATTTGACCGATGAGGGTGGTGAAGGGCGTGGCCATGCCACCCTCCGTGTCCGGGGTCAGGAGCACGCCGCGGACAAAGTCGCACTCACCTTTGTCGCCCTTGCCGGGCTCTATGCTGAAATCAGCCTCGCGAATTGGCAGAGTTAGGACTAGCTCAAGAGCGCTGGCGGTACCATTACGGGAAAACATCGAACGGTAATCCCGGGCATTGAACTCACCGTAGTCGAGTTCTTAAGAACACATCCCCTTCGCCATAATAGGCGAAAAGCCTCTGCCCTAGATCAAATGAGGTCTAAGGTCCCGATCTCGGGACCCATGAGGCCGCGCTTGCCGCCGCCGTAGCTGCGGGAGCCCTTGGGAGGGAGATCGGGGAAGGCAATCACGTTGGCGTTACCGGATGCCATCTTCTTGCATCACCCCCTCTCCTGACGGGGCGCGCGGGGGCGCCAGTCTGCACGTTCGGTGCACGTTCATCTGCACAGAGCAGATGCACGTGCACCACGATACAGGCGAGACGGAGGCGGGCATAGCTAAGGGCCGGGGGCGTGTCCCCCGACCCTTGCCGTCAACTGCCCATCAGGCTGCGCCAGCCTCCCGGGCTTCCCGCTCGGCCTGCTCGCGCTCGCGGCGGCGCTGCTGGCCGAGGCGGACGTTCTCCAGTGCCTGCCCGGTCATCTTGCCGCGCTTGCGTCTGCCGCTACCTGCGGTTGCCGCCACCCCTGCATGATCAAGGCGGCACGCTTCCGTGACGGCCTTGCTGGCATTGCACGGCCCGCAGAGAGTCTGGAAGCCGTCAGGGAACCCGTTCTTAACCAGCCAGCGGTACATCTCGCTGCTCGCGGCCCGGCCATGGCCGGCGAACAGTCCGTCCCGATGCGCCCGGCCGTCTCCGTTGACGTGGTCGATCGTGAGGTTAGTGGTTGCGTTACAGCCGGGGCATGCGCAGGTCCGGCCGTAGTGGTCGAACACAGCCTTCCGCAAGCGCTCGCGATGCACGCGGAGGATATTGCTAGTGCGTTCCGGATCTTCCTCTCGCCATCGGCGATTCTGATTGCCCCTACAGGTACGGCAACGGTTATCGAGGCCATCTCCCCTGCTGGCGTCCCGGTAGAACTGATCGAGCGGCTTGGTCTCGCCGCATGCCGTGCAGACCTTGGCCGCACGTTTCCGTTGCTCTGTAGTCTCGGACATAGGTCCGTTGACCTCCTGGTTAGGTTGCGGGCTAAGTCCCTCGGGCGGTGCTTCCATCACCGTCCCGGGGGGCGTGAAACCTTGCCCCGGTATGTCCATAATACCAGGTCAGAGCCACATTTACGTTTAAGTCAGCGACAGGAGACGGGCATGGGCAAGGGCGCGAGCGTGAACAACGGCGGCGGCAGCAGCAGCGCGGGCTGCGCTTAGGGCTCGTTCAGCCCTTCGGCGATGACAGCCAGTCGCTCCGCAAGGCCGCCGGCGAGTGCGCGGGCGGTCAT